ACACGGATGAAAATGGAATCCTTATACTGGGGGATAATGATCACTATTCTATTAAATTAAACCAAGAACTCAGCGCAGTTACCATTCATCTTAAAAAAAACTTTGCAACACACGCGGAGATTTCGGGCTTACTGTCTTATGTCTTCGCACTACGTGAAAGCTCGCCACCTGTTCAAATTATAATTACTACGTATGAAACAACAAATTAAACCAACGGACAACCACCTTTTCTCCCTAACCGAAAACATAGATTTTAACTGCTTCGACCTCGTTCTCAAGCAATCATCTTACTCGACATCTGCTGAATTGCTTGGACTGCTGAGCTTTGTCCATCAACTTGGTGCAACCTGTTCAGATGAATTGCGAATTGGCGCAAGGATAGAAAATTACGAAAAGATTGCAACCAAGCCAAAACTAATACTTAACTGATCAAATGACTATCGCCTTAAAAAGTTACAACGCTACATTATTTAAGAGACTCGTAGCGGAATATGTAGCTTGTGACTTAGTGCCAACCTTCAACTCAAAAGCTGATGAGATTAAATTCTACAGTAAGAGCGCAAGCGTCCGGATCAATAGCCTAATCAAGGCGTTCAAGTTAAAGAAGAGGAACACCACCCAGCTTTTTACTGCTGACGGCGAAGCAATACACACTTATGCGCTGGCTGCTTCTTCTCTTCAGGAGTTAGAGAAAGCTCTAGCACGTGAATTTCTGCAAGCTCTGACCGCCCACTCTATCAATATCGAGTCCATTGTTTTCAGAAGTCCGCCAAAAATTAGGCGAGTAAAACAAGGGTTCATCGGTACCTTCCATGTAGGCTTTGAGGCTTGCAGCATATGAAGAAACGCATGATTGTAGTTTGTTCATCACCGAAGAAAGAATGTTACGCCCCAAGTTCTGGCTATGATTCTCCTGAAAAAGCCTGGGAAGCATTCAATATACAAGTGGAACATCTAACTAATAGCGGGCAAGAAATACATTGGAAAATGAAGCCTATGGTTATACATCATGACGTGGACGGGAAGGAAGTGTGTAACATAGTAGCAGCTTGTTAATGATCCAAACACCTTCACCCCTAAAGCATTACAAAACACTCCAAGAATATTACGATTTCGCCCAACGCCTTGATTCCTTTGAGGATGAACAGGAAAAGGTTAAGCTCAATCGCTTACTCTGTCGTACAGACCTTTTCTGGCTGCTTTGGTTTGCTTGCGGTAAGCATTACATCGCTAAGCAGTGGATATTAGACCGCTGCAAAGAAGTTGAGAATGATTTCCGGAATACTATAGACATCTGGGCGCGGGAACACTTCAAGTCCACCCTGCTAACTTACGGGAAAAGTATCCAAAACATTCTAGCATCTCATGGTGATGATCCATTACCCGAATGGGAAAGGGAAACGACTATAGGGATTATCTCAGTGACTCGACCGCTTGCCAAAGGCTTCTTGCGGGAAATCAAGCAAACTTTTGAAGACAATGTCTTACTCAAGCAGCTATTCCCGGATATTCTTTACCAAAACCCAAAGGGAGAAAGCAAGAAATGGTCGGAAGATGAGGGGATTTGTGTAAAAAGGAAGAATGTTTACAAGGAGCAAACTGTTGAAGCGTGGGGATTGATTGATGGACAACCAACAGGCAAACACTTTTACGAACTTGCCTACGATGATATAGTTACTCAAGACTCGGTAACGACTGTCGATATGATTCAAAAGACTTCAGCAGCTTTTGGCTTATCTGATAATATCGGCACCAGGGGGGGGATTTATAGGATTGTTGGCACCTTCTACCATGCTAACGATACTCTCCACCATATTATTGGCACTGGAGTTTATAAACTCAGGCTACACCCCGGAACCCTTGGCGGCAAATGGCCTATTGACTCAGATATAGAGGCTCCGCTTCTAACTAAGAAAGAGCTAGAGCTAAAAGCAGTGAAACAAGGGGCGTACATCTTTTCTTGCCAGATTCTTCTTAATCCTGTTGCTAACTCTCTCCAAAATTTCAAAGAAAACTGGCTCAAATATTATGGTGGCTGGTCAAAATCTTACAACGGTAATATCTACATCATTGTTGATCCCGCTAACTCTAAAAAGAAAACCTCCGACTATACTGTTATGATGGTGATAGCTGCGGCTGATGATCAGAATTATTACCTGATTGACATGATTCGTGACCGCCTAAACCTAAAAGAGCGGACGGAAAACCTCTTTAAGCTAGTGAAGGCTTACAAAAACAAAGGATTAGTGCGGGTAGGATATGAGCAATACGGTATGCAAGCAGATATTGAGCATATCCGGGAGAAGCAGGACGAGTTAAATTATCATTTTCAGATTAAAGAACTGGGCGGTAAGATGGCCAAAACTGATCGCATTGGAAAACTCGTGCCAGACTTTGAAGCTGGTAAGATTTACCTACCTAGACAGATAATGAAAGTGAACTACGAAGGAAAGATGCAAAATAATGTTGACATCTTCGTAAAGGAAGAATATCTCACATTTCCTACCCCTCAGCATGACGATATGCTGGATTGTTTCGCGCGCATGAAAGATGATGAACTTGGCGTGATATTTCCACTACCCGAAGAAGACGAGCATGACGATAATGTCGATGACTTTCACAATCAAACGCGCAATCCCGTTACAGGCTATTAATGTATAAAAACGAATCACAAGAAACAACCGAAGAAGGTAAAAAATCAATCCTTTCAATTAAGGAGATTCTAGCGTCCGACAATCTAGTTGATGTTCTGGACGATGATGTCTTAACAACGATTTCGCAACAAGTTTTTAACGATTTCAATCAAGATAAAACCTCTTGCTCCGACAGGATGCTGAAGATGAAGGAAGTCATGAAAATTGCCATGATTATTTCCGAGCAGAAAGATTATCCTTGGACTGGAGCCTCTAATATTATTTTTCCCCTTATAGCCAACGCCTGCATTGAGTTTGGTGCTACTTGCTATCCTGAGATTATTAAGGACGGGCAAGTTGTAAAGGCTAAAATCATTGGTAAGGATGACGGTCAGCAAATGTATGACACCGACGGAATTGCAATGACTAATCCAGAGACCGAAAAGCCAATTATGCAAAACGTTGGCATAAAGAAGGCACGAGGAGATAGGGTTGCAACTGCTATGAACTGGCAATTGATGGAAGAGCAAACTTGGTGGGAAAAAGACACCGATAAACTCGTTAATTCCCTGCCTTGCCTTGGCGATATGTTTAAAAAGACATACTACGACCCAATCAAAGAAATGGCAATTTCTGAGCTTATTTTCCCTGATAAACTTATTATCAACAACGGTGCAAGGGATATTGATTCTGCGATTGTAACCCAAATTGTAGAATTATATCCGCAAGAAATAATGCAAAGAATCCGATCAGAAGTCTTTCTTGATTTTGATTTTGATCTTGAAGCTGAGCAATCAGACAGTACAAGTCAAGAAACAGCTGAAGACTCACTCCAGAATAGCACTAACTCCGACACCAATCTACACTCTTTTTTAGAGCAGCACACTTGGTTAGATTTAGATGAAGATGGCTTCCCTGAGCCTTATATTGTCACAGTCCATAACAACAGCTCCCGAGTTGTCAGAATCGTGCCAAGATTCTCTAAAGAAAATGTAAAATACAACAGCAAGGGCGAAGTAAGGGATATTGCCACCCAGAAATACTTTACACACTACCAATTTATCCCCTCCTCAGACGGCTCTTTCTTCTCAATGGGATTTGGTCATCTTCTTTTGAATATGAACCATGCTATTAACTCAACTCTCAACCAGTTGCTTGATGCTGGACATCTAAGTGTTACTGGCGGCGGATTTATTTCTAAGGGATTCGGTAAGATTAAAGCCGGAAGAATGGCATTAGCTCCAGGCGAATGGAAGATTGTTGATTCCAGCAGCGAAGATTTAAGAAACGGCATTGTACCAATCCCTCATCCAGAGCCATCACCTGTTTTATTCACTCTTCTGGGTGCGCTTATCGAAGCTGGAAAGCAACTAGGCTCACTATCAAGTATCTTATCTGGTGAAAATGCGGGCAATATCCAAGCAACAACCATGATTTCCATGGTTGAGCAAGGAATGAAGCAATTCCGCTCAATCTACAAGAGAATTTACAAATCTGAAAAAGATGAGTTTAGACTTCTCTACGCTCTTAACGAGAAATTCCTCACCAACGAGAAATATGCAGAAATCCTTGATGAGCCTTTGTTGGAAGTCGATGTTAAGGGTGATTTTAATAAGAAAAATTACGATATTTGTCCAGTAGCTGATATTGATGCCGTCACTAACTTCCAGAGGATGGCAATGGCTCAATTCTACATGACATTCCTACAGGATTCCTTCATAGACCCTATTGAGCTACGTAAAAGAATTTTCGCCGCTGCAAATGTAGAGAATATCGACAAACTTGTTGTTATGCCTGAGCCACAACCAGACCCGCTGCTTCAAATGGAACAGATGCGTCAACAAACTAAAATGGCTGAACTTGAGAGCAAAAGCAGCATAGATATTCAGAAAACGATAGGCGAATTAGAATGGCGAAAAGCGCAAATTTCTAAAATGGAAAAAGAAGTAAATGTTTTAGAAACGCAAGCAATGCTGAACCTAGCGCAAGCAGGTAAGATAGCTAAAGACACGGATCTTGCCGCATCTAAAGAACAGCTCGATGTCCTAGACAATCAAATTGATGCAATGAGCAGAGAGCAGATGATTGAGGACAAAAAAGAGGAAAGAGCCTCAAAGAAACAAATGGAATTTGCTAAGATGTATCATAACGCCATAGTAGAAAAGCAATACCTTGAGTTAGAACATCAGAAGCTAGCGATGCAAAAAGAACAAGTGGGTAAAACGAATCGACAATCTAAATTAAAGGATTCTGTTTAAACCCCATTTGTATTACTGCCCCGCCTTAAAAAAGCGGGTTTTGATTAACTTAATTGATAAAATATGAATGAACTTACGCAAAGCGATTTGAAGGCCTGGGCATTTGCTCCCGCTACTCATCATTTCGTTAAATTACTTACCGACAAAAGAAATTCCTGCCTAGAGGAATTAGGTAATAATTACCATAAAAATTCTGAGGCAATCCATAGAGCCATTGGAATCTGCCAATCGCTGAAAGCATCCATTGACGCGATAGAATCCTTAAAAGGAGGCGAAGATGACAAATAAATCAAAATTTCTCCCCATAAACGAAGAGGTGCTTATCCATATTGACCGTCCCTTAAAAGGTTTTAAGAAAATTGATGCAGGTCATTGGAAAAGAGACTTTCTAATTCATCCGCTTAGCGTACTGGAGTCTGCTGCCTATGCCGAAACTACAGGCATTCTTGTTGAGATAGCAGAGAATGCTTTTCCCAACCTTAAAAAAGCACCTAAAGTTGGTAATCGGGTAACATTTAAGCCGTATGCAGGAATGAATGTCTTCGGAGATGACGACCAATTTTATCGCCTTCTTTCTTGGAAGGAAGTTCGCGCAATTCATCAATCAAAATAATTAAATTATGTACGGAAATTTAGAACAAGATTCAGAGCAGCTAATCACTTCTCCTCAAGAAGAATTGGTTGCAGAAGTAAATTTGAACGATGTTGAAGTGGATTTTAACGACGCTGACGCTGTTGTTAAGGCTCTTCAAGATGAGCAAATCAATTTCTCTAAGGTTCCAAAAGCACAAAGAGAGGTAATTAGACGCGCCTTCATCCAGAAAGAATTGGAATTGGCTTACGAAGAAGGGAATGAAGAGAAAGCTGCCGCCTTGCGGAATAACTGGGCACCTAAATCTGTTTATGGTGGCAAGAAAGCTGACGGCTCTGAGCGACCTTTTCGAGATTACGAAGAATTTAATCGCATAATCCGCGAAAATGCCCCTGTCCAGAATGAGAGACTAAGAACCTTCTCAAAGGAAATGGAGGAAATGAGACGTGAAAATCGAAAACTCCTAGAAATGTCTCAGATGTCCTTTGAACGCTCAATTTCTAATGATGAAAGGTCTATTGAATCTCAAATCAGAGAAGCTCGCGAGAATGGTGATTTTGATTCCTATGACGCTTTGATGATAAGGAAGCAAGAGCTGCAACAAGGCAAACTTTACCTTAAAGAGGATAAGCCTCCAGTGCAAACCGAAGTGCCGTATGAAGTTAAAGAATGGGGTGCTAGAAATCAATGGTTTCGGACAGACCAGCAAATGACACAATGGGCGGTTGCTCAAGAGGATATTTTACAAGAGACTAGACCTGATTTGAATCGATCTCAAAGACTGGAACTCATTTCTAAATCCGCTAAGATTTCTTTTCCTGACCGTTTTCCTGAAGAAAATACTAAAGCAACAGTTTCATCCTCCAGAACATCTGGTTCTTTTTCTCCAAATAGAAAAGTCGAATTTGGATTTAGTAATCTTCCTGAAGTTGAAAAATTACAAGCTAGACAAATGATTCGTAACGGTGTCTTCAAGGACGAATCTGACTTCATAAAGTCTTATAACCAACTTAAAAAATAAAAATTATGCCTAAAGGAATCCCTAAAAATAAATTGATTAATCAACCTGAAAATAAAATGACAAATATACTTGACAATAAAAATGAGATATACAAATTATCTGGAATTAGCACAATAAAAGATGCACCTGTTGCTAGTGCAAAGGTTAAGGATAACGATGATGAATATACTACTTCCCCAGATGGAAAGTATAAAGTCCCGAAGCCAAAAAGACACTTTGATTTCCTTGAAAAAGCTCCGTCACGAATACCATACATAACCGATCCTGCAATTCTTGCAGAATACCATATTTATTGGGCAACTGATGAGAAGCCCCATACTATGTTAGATATGGGTAAAATGGGATACACTTTCGTGGACAATAATAGACCAGGTTTTGAACACGCGATTCCAACCCACTCTGGTTATAGACAGGATAACTCACCTTACATGAGCTATTGCTTCTATATGTCAATGTCTGAGTATAAAAGGATTCAGGCAATCAGACAAAAAGCTATTGCAGACAAGGAACAAGAAAATTTACAACTATCTTCATCAGAAGATAAGGGATTGTATGCTACGGAGCAAATGAAGCTCGGTGGCATGGTGGCTCCAAAAACACACTAAGATTTAATTGATAGGTTTTTTACTCTTTTTTCACTTCAGCAAAAAAGAGTCCTGATGAATCCTTTGATGTTCTTCTTCTAGTTAATTTCCCTAATTTAAATTCATTATATTTTATGACTAACTCAACTGCGGCTTACGGTCTTAAGCCAATTAATAACGATGGGATTCTTCGCATCACCCCTTACTACGTTCCAGCATCCTTAGCTTCTCTTGGTATCGGGACTCCTGTTGTAAGAAGCGGCACTTCTAATGCAGTCGCTATTATTAACGGACAGTCTTATCCAATAGGAAGCCTAGCTTCTATTGCAGTCGCAACAAGCGGCGATGGCAATAAAGTGACTGGTTCTATTGTGGGATTTGAATTGATTCCAACAAATTTGTTTAGAGCTGGAATTAATTCTGCTTCAACTGAGCGCGTTGCTTACGTTGCTGACCATCCTCTTCAAAAGTTTACCATTATTGATGATGGCGCAAATCTTTTGGCTATTACTGATGTTGGCTTAAATGCTAACCTTACCGTTGGAACCGTCAATGCTTTCACTGGTTTGGATTCATCAACTCTTGATACCTCTACCCCTGGTACAACCTCTACTTTCCAGCTTAAAATTCTCAGATTGTTTAATCGAGAAGGTAATAAATTAGCTGTTGGAGCTGAATGGGTAGTTATGATCAACAATCATACAGATGCCAACGTAGTCGCGGGCGTTTAATTATTAATTTTAAAAAAATCTAAATTATGTCTAATATTATCATTAAAGGGGATTTTCCTTCTAACACAATCAAGAATTACGTCACTAAATTCTACGGCGAACTTGATATGGGAGCTTCTCAATGGGAAGCCTTATTTGAAAAAGGAACTTCTGATCGTGCTTCTGAAACAGAAGTGCTAACGGATAACTTCACAGTTATTCCTGCTAAACCAGAGGCCTCCAATATCACTTACCAATCAGCGTCTCAACAATTCGCTACTATTTACAACCACGACTCATTTAGTGGTGGTTTCCAAATTAGTAGAGAAGCTAAAGATGACGGTAAGGAAATTGATCTCATGAAGAAATACATGGCGGGATTGGCTACAGCGGGTCAAAGAACCAATGAGTTCCGAGGTGCGAATATTTTCAATCGCGCCTACAACAGTGCTTACATTGGTGGAGATGGAAAACAGTTAATCTCTCTTTCTCATCCAACTAAATCAGGCGATCAAGCTAATACCTTGCCAAACCAAGTTGCAATGTCTGAGGCTTCTTTGGAAGACTTGAACGTGCTTGCTCTTAATATGAAGGACTACAATGGAAACATTGCTAATATCTCTACTAGGAAACTGGTTGTGCCTACAGCTCTTAAACACGAAGCAGAGAGGATTCTCCGCTCTCCCCTTCGCGTTTCTACTGCTA